GTCGCCTTGTGGCTAAAAAAACGACCACCTTTAGCGCTGTTACATGATTTGCACATGCTCTGTAAATTATCTGGGCTCCACATATCGCCACCTTTAACACGTGGAATGATGTGATCTACTGTGTGCGCTGGCCTGCCACATAATGCACACTGCCAGCCATCACGATCTAATATTGTAATGCGTAGCTTCTTCCATTTACCGCTGCCTATTGCTCGATCACTCAATGCCAGCCCTTAATCTTAAAGTGTTGTAATGCTTTACACATAGATCCATATCTATTATTGATGTACTTAATGCCCCAGTCTATCTGCTTAACACCATTAACAGTTGCAAGATAATTAGACCTACCTTGTGGTATACCTATATGTGAGCCATTACGAGCCTTAGGATCCCACTTACTATTCTCTTTAGAGTAAAGCTCTACTAAACAATAAGCTTCTGTAAAATCATTTAATTGTATGAGTATGTATTGCTTGTAATGTGTAGGTTTGTAATTATCAGCTGCAACGGAATAAGTCTTTACAAAGCAAAGATTAACGATAAATAGAGCGATCCCAACTAGCCAGCACCTTGCGAGCTTTTCCTGTCGGGCTCGCCTTGTGGCTTTGTGAGCCACTGCTACACTAGAGCCTAGCATGCCATGTCAAATCCATTAGTATAACCGCAGGTCAGACGGCAAGTCATATAGACATCCAACCAATATATTGTGCATCCGGATTATCTATCAGCCATTGTTTATGTAACTCATTCTGCTTGATCCAATCCTCAGCTGTAGCCTCAGCCATTCTTACCCCATCCGCTACCTTTAAATATAAGACCAGGTGCGCTGTACATTCTTGACATTTGCAAATTACATTTCGGGCAACTCATTGGCCCGCTGTCATCATCATAAGATTTATGTACTGATCCATAGGTGCCGCATTCATTACAGCTGTATTCATAGGTAGGCATTACTTTGCTCCAATCAAAGCACAGGTGTGGCAGTCAGTACCTAGGAATTGCCAACTACCACACTGCGTGCATCTTGTTATATCGCTGTCAGGTATGCCTATTGCTTCGGCTATATTCTTAACACCGACACAGCCACAATCCATACACTGATACGCCTTAAATCCTTCGGGCATATCCAATTGATCGAGCCATAAGAACTCGGTCTTACGACTGCAACCATTACATTTGAATTGTGCATGTTTCATGATAATATCCTTATTGCCTACAGTGGCACTGAGTACAAACTAAGAAATTACCTGAAGTTATAAGCCTGTCGTCATTACAAGCTACACAAACATCGGTAGAAGGCAAGAACTTTACCTGGTCGTTCTCTATGCGCTCCAGGTAAGGTCCGCCTCTTAAAATCTCTACATATCCCATTTATTCACCCCCCTCACTATCGCTAGGAAAGAACCAAGATCCTGCAGCTGTAATTTTTGCCCATTTAGCATCACACTGATCCGGCTTTGCTGCACTACATACATAACCATAATAAGGCTTACCAGTTTTTGCCGTGCCTTCTTTAAGAATCATCGTGCCATGTTTACATTCTTGTGCTTTAGGATTTACAGGTATTGCTTCTACCGCATCACTGACACTCCATACAGTTGGTTTATCTTCTGCAAAGGATTGGCGTAGCACATCCTCTACAGCTCTAGCCCTGGTGCCTGGCGGTGAATAACTTGCAACCTTTGTCATTTCTTCTCGGCTAGCCCTTTTGCCCTTAGCTGCATAACCTGCGTTTGCAAGCGCTCTGCCGATTGCTGAAGTTTCTGCATTCTCCAGTGCAGAAGTTGAATTGACACCCCGATCAGACACGCTCTCACTAGCAAGCCCAGTCGCCCACGGCTGTGCATCGGCTTCCGTCTTAAATAGTTGAGCACTAATAATGTATCTAGTGTCTGTGGCCTGCTCAATCTTTGTGAATATTCTTCCATCTGGATACTCCTTCCAAAACTTTTCCAGTCGGCTCTCGACTGTTTCGTAATCTGCTAAATTAAATGCCATCGGCTACTCCAAACTCTTTGTCATAATGGTCGTGCAGTTCTTTATAGATGACTGCGTAACCGATGATGTCTTTAACACTATCTTGGTGATTTGCAGTTTCGGCAAGTCTGCTGACCTTAACGAGCAGTTGCATGATACTGACCTGCATTGGCGATATGTAATCTCCATAATAAGCTGACCACAATTCTGAGATTCGTTCGTGATTGCTTTGACTGCTTCCGTAAACCGATCCTCTGCTGGTAAGGATTGTGGCGATCTCATCCAAAAACTCAGTTCTGCTTGTCATAGTCAAACACCTCATCGGTTTTAACTTTGTTGTCAATCATTCTGCGGTGCATATCCCAGCCATCTTTACGGCCAATCCAGTAATAACGGGTCTCTGCATTTTCTTTAACTACGTTAATAAACCAGCCCACCATTATTGCAACTAGAAATGCGTAACACACTGCATAAAATAAATCTACAGTAATCATATAGCCCTATCTATGCTCACATACTTTGTGGCATGGCAATAGTGTGACACCTGTGTATGACTTTGTGGATGATTTAAGCTGTTTTGTTTATAACGATTAGATAACGTTAATATTTTCGAGGTCATCGATATGGTCATCGATAGTGCGCTCGGCGTACTCTGTATTAAGCCCCATAGTGTTTGCCTAATGCTGTAAATGAGCCATCCTTGTTTATTGGCACCAGGGTTGGTGTCAGGGTTTTACCTATGGTTTCTAGTATAGCAATACCCATCTGCCAATTAGCGCTTCCATAGCGTAAATAAGAGGCTTTTTTGCGATCCATAAGATTACCTACCTCAACGCCATATAAGGCCCTGTAATGGCTTCCTACGCCCTCTGCATAGGCACTCATGCCTAGTCTATGGGTGTGGCCACACAATACAGATTTACCCCATTTTTTAGCCAGGTTAAGAGCTGTAATTCCCGCATGCTGAGACATGTTGCCTTCATCGCCATGGGCTAGCATCCACCCTGGGTGAAACTCATAAGCACTCTTGTGATACTCCATGCCCATATCTTTAAATCCCATAAAGGCTGGGTACTGTAATTCAGGTAAGCTTATTAAACCAGGCACCTTAAGCAAAGTGTTATATAAGCGATCAGTATGATTACTGCGAATAATATGGCACTCTCGGCTGTACTCACTGAGATTCCACAGTATCGACTTAGTAAGTTCTCGATCATCGTGAATGGTTTGGCGATAAGCCAGAGGTGTGCCTTCAGCCCATTTACTAATTGTGTTAAAGTCAATTTCATCCCCAACCACCAATACTGAATCAAACTTCTCCCTCCTTGCTAACTTAATTACATTCTTTACAGCTGCTTCATGATGAAACGGCACTTGTAAATCGCTGATAACTAAGTAGCGCTTAATCGTCATCCTCATCTGGAGTAGGAATAGTTGGGATAATGCCATTGTCGCCTACTACCCAATCAGGCATGGATGATGGACTATCCATTAAATACAGGCATACAGATTCTGAGAATCCAGCCTTACGTGCAGCTTTAAACATCTCATGCTTCGCAATATAAAACACTTCTAGCTTAGATAAAGGGTCGGGTGATTTACGTACCACACGCCTGTTAATCTTTTTTCGCTTACGAGTGCTAGCCATAATAAAATTATGACTTACTAATTAAGATAAAGAGATCATCGACACGCTTCTCTAATCTTGTTAATTGATCTTTCATACTGGAGCCACCATTAGGGCGTAACTCATTTAGCCAACCTTTAACTAAAAAACGTAATCCTACTAGCCCGCCTGATAGCACGGCCATAACGCCAGCGCCAAAGCCAGCCCACTCTGTAGGTGTCATGCTTCATCTGCACCGATGCCATAAGCACTGTCGGATTTATCTAAAGCCCTAGCTGCCGGACCTGCTAGAGCTGCAACAATTACAGACACGGCAGGGTCTAAACCTAATTCATTACTTGCTAAAAATGTCAATAGCGATACAAGCACACCTCTAAAGTATGATTTAAGTATTGCTTTTTGCTTCTTGCTTATTTTCATAACTTGCCCCCTATTAGTGGTATATCGAATGGCGTGCCATTTAGATCGCCTAGTGTTGTAAAGCTGATATGTATATGTTTAGTGTGCGCATTGATACCCCTGTATTTACGCCATTTCCAATTTAATATCTTCGAGCATATTCGCCTGTTAAAGATGACGTATGATATGCGTGGATCCGATTTGGCTGCGATTCTGATTTGGTCAGCCAAATAAGGTGCGATCCCATTGGATGGCTCCAGCCCAGAATCAATATCAATTGCTCGTACATATCCAAACTTGTCTGGATTATGATCTGATTTTCTGGCGGAGTGACGGCTATCGCCCACCCACCCATCACTGGCAGTACGCCTATCTGGAAACCACGTATCAATTTGATCTCTTAACTGCACACCAGCTGCACATAGTTTAGGCTTCAATTTCAATCCAACTTAATGTGTCTTCATCCCAAGCCCATCGGCCTTCAGGTTTAGGAGTTGGTGGTTGCCAATCATAATTGTTATCTAATATCCAAGACGGATAAGGTTGTGGTGCAATAAATACATCTGCGTCAGCATTATAGGTAAAGCCGATCCCAGCGTATTGTTTGCGAATCTTGCCATTATATGACGTACGTTTGCAATTTTGATTTCTAAAATTACTGTACCAAGTTTCAGGATCCAGTTTTTCAATCAACTCAGTTTCGTCAATGCCAACAATCACTTCAGTAACAATGTTGTTTTTATCTAAAAATACGTAATGTGCCATTATGCCCAACTCACATTTCCAGTACCGGCTGTAAAACGTTTGTAAGAATAAGATCCATCAGTACCTGTTGCGTCAGCTGTTAATCCAGCTCCTACTGTAATGGTGCCATCTGCAGTAAGCCATTTTAATATCACAACTCCAGATCCACCTGATGCGCCTGATGCAGATTTAGCACCACCGCCACCACCGCCAGTATTAACACTTCCACTTGTTGGTGAAGTTCCACCATTTCCACCACCGCCAGATCCGCCAGTTCCTTGTGATCCTGATAAACCAGCACCGCCACCACCGCCAGCTCTGGTTACAGATGATCCAGTAATTAAAGAAGCTATACCAGCTCCACCATTTCCACCACTGCCACCTGTACCGTTTGCTCCGTTTGCTGATGCGCCACCACCACCACCTGTATCGCCAGAGCCTGAACCAGCACCGCCATTTTTTCCTTGATTTGCAGTTCCTGCACCACCAGAGGTTGCACCGCCAGAAGATCCACCACCACCACTACCACCAGCAGCCCCATTATTTAATCCTTCGGTACCACCACCACCGCCACCAGAAGAAGTTACTGTGCTAAAAACTGAATTATTACCATTAGTTCCAGTACCGCCTGCTGTTGTATCTCCTGGACCGCCAGCACCAACAGTTACTGTGTAATTTATTCCAACTGTTATAGTTATTGGGGTTTCAGCAGCACTACCGCCACCAGAGTTTTCACCACTTACACTTGAACGATATCCACCAGCACCACCGCCACCAGCCACTCCTCCGCCACTGCTATAGCCGCCACCGCCACCGCCAGCAATTACTAAATATGTAACAGCAAATGATTTAGGTATAAAAGGTGCAAGAATCCCGCTAATAATGTTTAACATTTATCCAATAGCTCCCACTACATACCAAGCATTTGCGGCTGTTTTAATACAGGCTGCTGATTTATATTGTGCAAGCGTTGGAGATGCAGCTATAGCGCCAGCGCTTAATACTGTTGTGGTGCCAGGTGTTACTGCACTAATTGTGCAAGTGCCTACACCAATATTTAAAACTGTAATAACTGTGCCTACTGCAAAATCGTATGTAGCATCGGTTGGAATCTTAAATGCAATAGCAGTTGCTTTATTAATTGGAATAAGTTGTTGATACTCATCGTTAGTTGTTGCTGTGTAATCTGCTGTCTTAGCAGTTTGCACTGTAAAGGCTGGTAGTCCATTCCACATAGCAGAAGTAACTACATCACCAGTATTGCCTGGAAAAGTTGGCATTCTATCTCCTTAATAAGATAAGACGTTTTGTCCTAAGACACCGTAATCTACGTTGCCTAGTATAAACCCATCTATGACAGGTTCTAGCGTTGTAAACACTGTCCTAAAGGAATTAGGTGTAATCGTGTTTGCCACGCCAAAGATTTGCAGGGTTTTCTCTAGTTGAGACCCACCTGGCTGGGTTGTAATAACTGTGATTGGATCAAAAAAATCTAGCTCAAGGGCAGCAAGAATGCCTGCATCATAATTACTTGTGTAGAGATCTAGTTCTATGGCATCGCATCGGATGGTTGTCTCAGCTCTAGATGCTACATAAGCCCTTGCATAATCTAGGGCTACCGCATCGGTTTGCATTAGGAGATCCTGCAGGTTATATGAGTGTATAAAGTATTTGTCTATAGATGCTTGATTGCTAGCAGATTGTGGTGAGCCACCTGTACGGCTGATCTGTGCTGAATTAAAGATCAAGGTGTCATCTAGTTTCCACATAGCATTGGCGTAGGGAATACCTGTGCCATCATCGGCAAAGAGTGTGGGTGTTGCACCTATTGATGCAGTAGCAGTTAAGCGATCCTTAAATACAAACTCGCCATTGAAATCAACATAGATCGCCCCATACTCTGAATCGGCCACAGTTTGCATGGCACCTAAAGATGTACGTGCTGTGCCTGGATCTGCCTGTAATGTAGTTTGACCTGCATCTATTTGACGCATTGTGCTTGGCCAAGAAATTTGATCCAAAATCTCATTGATTCGAGTACCACTTAAATCGCCAGGGCTAGATCCTGCCACTGTAGATATTTGTGCATTCTGGGCAAGTCTCATTGCATCTACAGCTTGTATCGTTGTATAGGCAACTTCTGTTGCATCTTTAGGCTGAGTGTTTACATAAGATGTAATAAAGCCAGAGAAGATTGGATAAGTGTTGTTATTGTAGTTTGCAGTTATCTGCACCTTTTTCATTGGTGTCAGTAAGCCGTAGTAAGGCCCGGCAGGGTTAGTCGGATTAAAGTCGCCATTTTGATCTACGATGCGTAAGGTAAGTCGGCCTGTTTGGAATTGATCTACTAAAGCATCACGGCCTGTAGATGTTTGCACTAGGTTTACACGATCAGATACATCAACAATTACAGCTACAGCATCTGCTAATACGTTTGTGCCTAATATGCCAATATCTAACTGCATAGCCTGTGCAGTAGCAGGGCCAGTTGAGAAGTTAATTATTGCATTGATTGTTGGTACGGCCATTAGTTTGTAAGAGATCCCGCTGGTAGTAATTTGTTGCCTGACTTTAATAACTGCAATACGTTTTTCTGGATTACAGCTTCTAATTGCTGGTCGGTAACTATTGTGCCTGCGTTTACTGTCACGCCTACTGTTGGGGTACCACCAGTGGCGGTCTGCGCCTGTTGATTAGTTGCTCCTTGTGGCACTGTATAAGTATAATTTTCAAAAGGTGCTATTTGGTTTTTACCTCGGCCAGTCATTTCACCCAAAGCATTAAATAATGCTGGGCCAAAATTGGTTAGAGAAGCAGCAGCTTGGTATGCAGCTGAAGCCAACATTTCGGTTGCATTCTTAGCGTTTAACTCTGCATTATACTTTTTAGCCAACGCCTCATTATTATCTAGGATTGCTAGCTGTGCTTTTAGCCGTAATTTAGTTTCTTCATCGGTTGCCTGGTTAAGCGCCAGAATTAATCCTATGCGCTCTACATCAAACTTATCTTTAAGTTTATCTAGTTCTGATTTAGCCTTTAGTTTTGCTATTGCATCTGCTTCTAACTTGTTTTTTTCTTTTAATAATTTGTTTGCTCGCTCGATGTCTTTAGTAGCGCTAGCGCCTAATGAGTAGGTAAAATTGGATGTTGGTTTATCTCTATTAGATCCACCAAAAGCTGATAATGCGCCAAATATCGCCTGTGCGCCCTTACCACCTGGTTGTAAACGCAATAACAAATCGGCCAAACCACTAGAACCTACTTTAGATGCTAGGCCATTTACTTTGCTTACTAATAAACCAATGCCATAAATTGCGTCTCCAATAGATTTACCAAAGCCTTCCATAGCATCGGTAGCGCTCTCTATGCTTTTATCTTTACCTAATACTGATAATGCGTCTAATAATCCTTTGCCAATTTCTTCTGTTGCGTTTGCTGCGCCCACTTTTAATAAATCCATTTTGCCAGCATAGGTATCTAATCTAGCTGCTGCTTGACCCGCAAACTTTTTATTAAGCTCGCCCATAATCTTATCCATGTCGCCAGTCTTTAGCGTGGCCTTGCTTATGCCTGCACCTAGCCTACTTAGTCCTGCAGTATTACCAGAATATGCTCGGGTCAAAGCTGCGCTAACTTCGCTTAATGACTTGCCTGTTGCTGCGCTTACGTTTAACGCTGTTGATAAAGCTTCTTGGCTTTTAGTAACAGATCCAGTGACTGTCAATAATTGTTGGAATGCTGGGCGTAATTGATCATCTAATACGCCTGTGGCTTTCTGCAAATTTGCTATGTAGTACTCGACCTCTGGTGCTGCAAATGCAAAACCAGTATTTTTTAATTGCAACTCTAGTGCTTTGGCAGCCTTTTCATCTGCTGCGAAAGCATTAACTGCTTTTTTACTAAAAGCTAATAATTGTTGAGCACCAAACACACCAGCAAACGTTTTGCCTAGTTTGTTTACTTGCTTATCAAAGGCTGATATTTCTTTCTTACCTCTAGTAAGTGCTTTACCATTAAAGGTTGCCGTAGCTGCGACAAATATATTGGCCATTACGCTGCCCTTTTACCTTTGATCTCAGTTTTCTTATTAAACTGTACAGCTGAATTATCTATCGCTTTTAAGATCGCCTGATATACCTTTAAACTATCCTGTGACCAAGCCTTGTAAATTAAACGGCCCTTGGTTTTACGGCCACCGCCACGAGCACCAGGTATCTTTGGTTGAGATGTTACTGGTTCTAATGCAGCTATAAATTGCTGACTTGCAAATGGGTTATTAGATTTATATTCTTCGAATGCTTTGCTGCGGGCAGATCGCTTAGTATATTGACCGCTTGCGCCTTGCGATGCTCTCATTTCAAACGGTGCTCTACCTTGTGGGTTCAAACGGCCAGCAGTTTCATAAATAGATCCAGGTCTGCTTACGTTGTAAACATAATTGCTTACTTTAAATCCATTTCTTAATGTTTTGTTTTCTCCAGGGTTGTAACCAATACCCGCTAATACTGCACCAGCATCATATTTGGGAAATGGTCTATAAGATACATCGCTAGACACTGGCTTAGACCAGCCAGATAAAACTGCATTATTACTTGGTACAAATCCTTTGGCTTTGGTTGCTACGCCACGCATTAAAGGATCGATAGCAACCCTAATGCGTGTGCGCATATCCTCATCAATAAAACTTAATCCCGCTAAGACATCTTTAACGCCTACGACCTCTACTGGCATTTCTGATCTCCTTAGCTCTGTCGGTTAGGACTTGTATAATTGCTCTATACATATCCGTATCCATATCAATAAATTCTTTGGGCGCAATTCCTGTCTCTACCGATAAACTGGCAATACTGTAAAGAATTGAATCACGCTGTATTATTTTTTTTCTTCGTCTAATACCTCAACGGTCTCTAAAGTGTCAATAAACTCAGATCCCCATAAAGGTATTTGAGCGCCAGCCCTGCGTAAACATTCATAAGCAAGGTAGAATATTTCAGTCTGACGCTCGTGTTCCCTTAAAATCTTGCTAATTCCTGAGCCATATTTCTGTTCAAAGTTATATTCAATTCCTGGCGTTATTCTGTGCTCTGAGACTTCGCCATTAGCCCTTGTAATTTTTAACTTTGCCATTGTTACTCCTTAGTTAGAACGCCACCGATGGCGATACTGTTACTGCGGAGTTTATAGTAAATGTTACTGAAGAGGTAGCAATCTCAGCCACGCCGCCTTGACCCACTGGGGTTAGGTTATTTACCAAAATTGAGAATTGGTAAGATGGGTTTGCTGCTGACACTACTGTGCCTTTAACTGTAATCATTGATACAGAGATTGTCTGACCAAAGCAGTCGTTTAAAGTCTGCATAACCTGAGCAGATGCCCAGTCATTGATAAAGTCAAGTGTTAAAGTGCCAGATTGTAGACCTGCCACAAACTTGTGGGCTGTGTCGCCCATAGCTGTTACTTCTAGCTCATCCGCTACCTGATTAATTACTGCATTGGTTACGTATGCAGATATATCAATAGAAGGTGTTGTCTTGGCTGCTGCTGTTGCCAACTTAACACCAACATTGTTATTTAAATAGATTGCCATTGTTATTCCTCATCTTTCTTTGTTTGTGCAGTTGGTTTTGGTGTGTCTTTAATTTGGCCTGTCTTAATTAAGAAGGCTAAGTCTTCTGCTTGTGTGCTCATTTTAACTCCAGCTCGTTAGGATTGATACAGTTATTTCTGATGTTAATAAATCTCCACTAGCTGCATTAGTTATAGCTGGAGCGGAGACACTTGATATGTTGTAAACCAGGGTCGATGCCGCTAGTTTAGTTACGACTGCCACAATAAAGTTTTCCATACCTAGCAAGTTGCCTTGATTGTCAAATGCAGGTGTAGTTATTAAAATCTTAAAATTAGCCAAGGGTGCGATGCTTGTTTGACTGTTATTGCTCGGCACAATATAGGGATCGCTAGGTGTTACAACCACGCTGTTAGCAAGTAAGGTTGCCGGTGGAAAGCTAAAGGTAGACCATACTCCAGCGTTTGCTAAAGCGGTTGCTAGCGTGCCACGTAGGGTGCTTATTGCAGCCATTAGCCGACCAGTGAGTTAGGACTTGAATACGGCTGGATGAGGCCTCTGATTCTATTTATAAGTTGGTACCCCATCCTATAAGGACTTGCAGATACCCCATCCATACCTACCCCACCAGTCTGGCTGACTTGACGTGCTTGCCAGATATCTACAGCTACGATCATCGCAGCCTCTCTTATGGCAGGGGTCGCAGTGTAAGCCTGTGCTTTATGCTCTGGGCCAAGGGCTCGGCCGTATGGTTTAACAAAATGAAAGTTGTCATCCGCAGCTGTCTTTGCGT